ATTACTTCCACGGTGCTGGTTCAATGTTCCGGCGACTAGCGAAGGGTTGAACTGTCTGCGGAATTACCGACGGACTTTCGACGAAAAGCAGAAAGTCTTTTATGATAAGCCTCTACATGATTGGTCTAGCCACGGATCAGACGCTTTCAGGTATCTTGCTGTCGGTCTAAACGAAACGTCATCCTGGTCGAAACCGATAAACGTTAATACAAGGTGGGTGGTCTAATGCTGATGCCACAGGGATTTGTCGTCAAGAAACGCGAGTTCGAGGAACTACAACGTAGAGTCGCGGAATTGGAAAAGAAACTCGCTGAACTGGAAACAAAAGAGCCAGAGAAGCGGAAATACTTTCGGCGCGAGGTGGTAAATGGATAACGGGCGACTCACTGGCATTCTGCAAGCAGAGATCGACGATGCTATCGGGATGCTGGACAGCGAGACCACGGAAGAACGAGCCGAGGCTCTGAACTACTACCTTCGCAACCCATACGGCAACGAGCAAGAGGGTCGCAGCCAGATTGTGACCGGAGAGGTTGCTGAAGTCATCGATGGTGCTCTGCCGCAGCTTATCCGGGTGTTCACTGCGAGCGATGATCTGGTCAGGTTTGAGCCGGTTGGTCCGCAGGATGAAGAAGGCGCAAAGCAGGCGACTGACTACGCGAATTGGGTGTTTAGCAAGGACAACAACGGTTTTGCAATCCTGCATGACTGGTTCAAGGACGCTCTGCTAGCCAAGACCGGGACGGTGAAAGCTGTCTGGGAAGAAAAGATCGACGTAGACGAGGAAGCCTACCGTGATCTGACGGACACCGAGCTAGTCCTGTTGCTGTCAGATGAGTCGCGTGAAATCGTCGGTCAGGAAACGAACGAGCAAGTCACGCAGGTTCAGATGCCGGACGGTACGGTAATGGATCAGGCGACGCGCACTCACAATGTTGTCGTTCGCAAGAAAACCAAGTCGGGCCGGATTCAGATTGACTGCGTTCCTCCAGAAGAATTGATCGTCAGCAAGAAAGCGCGATTCGGTGAGGCTAAATCGCCGTTCATGGCGCATCGTCGGCTGATGACCAGGACAGAACTTGTCCAGATGGGGTTCGACAAGGATCAGGTTTACGGTCTGCCTGTCTACAACAGTCTGGACTTCACAGAGGAGCGGATCGCTCGGTATTCTCCCGGAGAAGAACCGTTCGAGCAGGACAGTCTTGACGAGTCGATGCAGGAAGTCGAGGTTTACGAGTCCTATATCTACGTTGACTTTGACGAGGACGGGATCGCAGAACTACGTCAGATTTTCTACAGCAACAACACGATTCTGACTTACGCTGACGGGCGGGAAGCAAACATCCCGACGGATTACGTTCCCTTCCATGTGATCTGTCCGATTCCGATCCCGCATAAGTTCTTCGGTCAGTCGCTGGCAGACCGGACGATGGATATCCAGCTAATCAAGTCCACCGTCACTCGGCAGATGCTGGACAACCTGTATCTCATCAACAATGCGCGGATGCAGGTGGTTGACGGTCAGGTGAATCTGGATGACCTGCTGAACGTCACTCCTGGCGGGGTTGTACGCACGAAATCGCAGGGAGCAGTGGCAGCGATTCAGGTGCCGGATATCACTGGTTCTGCGTATCCGATGCTGGGATATTTCGACTCGGTGCAAGCCAAGCGTTCAGGAGTATCGGAGACTTCCCAAGGTCTTGACCCCAACATCCTGCAAAACGTCACCGCTGCCGCTGTCGCAGCGACGATGCAAGCCGGTGCTGGCAAGATGGAGCTAATTGCTCGTCTGTTCGCTGAGACCGGGGTTAAAAGCCTGTTCCGAGGCATTCTGCATCTGCTCTGCAAGTACCAGGACAAGCCGCGTCTTATCAGGATGCGTGGCAAGTTCGTGGAAATGGACCCGCGAGAGTGGTCGAATCTCTACGACGTTTCGATCTCGGTCGGACTCGGGACTGGATCGAAGAACGAGCAGATGGCTATGCTTCAGATGATTTTGGCGAAGCAGGAGCAAATTCTCACGCAGTTCGGCCCTGCTAACCCGCTGGTGTCTGTTGGGCAGTATCGGGCGACGCTGGGACGGTTTATCGAGGCGGCTGGGTTGAAGGATTCAACCGAGTTCTTCAAAGAGATTCCCCCTGAACTCGACCAGCAGTTGAGCAATCCGCCACCGCAGCAGCAATCCAATCCTGCTCTGGACACGATGATGGCTCAGGCTCAAGCGCAGATTCAGATTGAGCAGCAGAAAGCACTGGCAGCGATTGAAACTCAGAGAATGAAAGCGCAAGCCGACATTCAACTGGCGAGAGAGAAAGCCGCTGCTGAACTCCAATTGAAACAACAGGAGTTTGCGGTTGAGGCGCAACTGAAAGCTGCCAAGGTCGGTGCTGGGATTACGCAGAACGTTGAGATTCCAGGATGAGTCCAGAACAGGCGGCGAATCTACTGCGAGACGATTATTTCCGGGGAGAACTGGAAAAGTTGAAACAGGAGCAGATTGACCTGATTCTGAACTCGTCCGAGCAAGATATTGACGCACGAGAAAATGCGTATAGAATGATAAAATGCTTAACCACGGTTGTTAATCACTTTCAGTCGATTGTTGACACTGCCGAGATTAAGCGTAAACGTTGGAAGATCCTTTAAGGGGTGATATGGACACCAATCCGCAAGGAAGTGGCCCGCTGGATGTAAACGGTGCAGCCAATGCGTTTCTAGGCTTGATGGGACCAGAGGAAGGCGAGCAGCCCACTCCCGAGGCTCAGCAGCAGGAACCGGAGGCTGTTGAAACTGAGCAGGAAGTCGAGGAAACACCGCGCTACCGCGTTAAAGCCGCAGGTGAGGAACGCGAAGTTTCTCTGGACGACCTGATTAAGAGTTATCAACTCGGCACTGACTACACTCAGAAAACCCAGGCGCTTGCAGAGCAGCGAAAGGCTATTGAAGCCGAGAAAGCCGCTGTCGAGCAGGCCAAACAACTCCGAGACCAGTATGCTCAGCGATTGGAACTGATTGAAAAGGTTCTATCGGAGCAGAACAAATCGGAAGATTTAGAGTCGCTGAAGGAAAGCGATCCGATTGGCTACGCGATGAAAGTCGCAGAGTCTGTACAGCGAGACAAGCAACTAGCCGCAGTCCAGGCTGAACGTCAACGCATTGCTGAGAAGCAACACGCCGAGCGTCAGACGCAATTGCAGCAGTATCTTGCCGAGCAGCAGGCCCGACTCCAGCAAGCCATTCCTGAATACGCTGATCCGCAAAAGGGTGAAGAAGTTCGACGGGACATCAGAACCTATGCACAGGGTATCGGGTTCACGGAAGCAGAACTCAATCAGGTATACGACTCACGCGCTGTCCAGGTGTTATGGGAAGCCGCACAGTACCGCAAGCTAGTGTCGAAGTCGCCGGAGGTAACAAAGCGTGTTGCCGAGGCTCCTAAGACTCTCAAGCCCGGAACTGGAAAAGTTTCCAACCCTGAGTCTGACGCGATTAAGACTGACATGAACAGGCTGCGTAAAACTGGTAAAGCCAGAGATGCAGCATCTTTGTTTGAACGACTAAACTTTTGAGGTCACAAAATGCCTACGTTTACCGCACACAGCGCAATCGGTATGCGCGAAGACCTGATCGACGTTATCTACTCGATCAGCCCTACCGAAACCCCGATTATGTCCACCCTGGCTCGCACCAAAGCGACTGCGGTGTTCCACGAGTGGCAGACTGATTCGCTTGCTTCCGCAACTACTACTAACGCTGCGGTTGAGGGTGCAGACGCGACCAGTGCCACGATCAGCCCGACGACCCGTCTCGGTAACTACACGCAGATCGTTCAAAAGACGGTCCAAGTGTCCGGTACCCTGGAAGCGGTCAATAAGGCCGGTCGCCGTTCGGAACGTGCCTACCAGCTTGCTAAAGCCTCGTCTGAGCTTAAGCGCGACATGGAGACCATCATCACTGCCAACCAAGGCCGTGACGCTGGTTCCTCGTCCACCGCTCGTAAACTCGGCGCTCTGCTGTCCTGGATCAAGAGCAACACGAGCGAAGGCTCGGGTGGTGGCGACCCGACGACGATCGGTGTCTCGACCCGTACCGATGGCACTCAGCGCACGTTCACCGAGACCCTGCTAAAGACTGTTATCGCCAGCGTGTTTGACTCCGGTGGCAATCCGACGATGCTCGTTGTCGGTTCCGGTCTGAAGCAGAAAGTGTCGGCGTTTGCCGGTATCGCTGCACAGCGTTATATGGCTCCGTCAAACGAGCCGACGACGATTATCGGTGCTGCTGACGTATACATGAGCGATTTCGGCACGTTGTCGGTTGTGCCTGATCGTTTCATGCGTACTCGTGACGCGCTGCTGATCGATCCCGAATACGCTGCTCTTGCGTATCTCCGTCCGTTCCAGACCAACGATCTTGCTAAAGCTGACGACTCTGAGAAGACCCAGCTTCTGGCAGAGTTCACGCTGGAAATGCGGAACGAAGCCGCGCATGGTGGTGTGTTCGATCTTGACCCCGCTGCCTAAGTAGGGAGAACGGTTCCCCGTCTAAAGACGGGGAGCCTTCCATATGAAACTATTCTCACAGCACGAAGGTCGATTCACCGTTGCTCACGAGAGCGATGACGGTGTGATTCTGGAAACGAAGCAGGACGTTTCCGAAATCATCGAGGCCAACAAAAAGCAGATGAACGAGTCGGACGGTCGATACGACAGTGTTGCGACTCACATTGCACGATTGCCGCTGACCCTGGTTGATGATCTGAATCGCAAGGGGATTATGCAGGGATTCAAGGTAGTGGATCAGACTGCATTTAAGGCATTCCTGAACCATCCTGACAACCGGTTTTTCCGTACTCATCCGGGGCGCGTTTGAAAGTTGCAATCTGTGTCCCATGCCGGGACGAGGTAATGGCAGGTTTCTGTTTTGACCTAGCCAGACTGGTGCAGTACGAAGCCAATCGAGGTGTAAACGAGATCGAGCTTCTGCAAATGCCTGGGACGCTGATCTTCACGCAGCGGGAAAAACTGGCAGTCGAGGCTTTAGAACTAGGTGCCGATCAACTGTTGTGGATTGACTCAGATCAGCGGTTCCCTGCCAATACGCTAGAGATTCTCCAGGCTCGCGGGGTTCCGGTGATCGGGGTGAACGCTACGACCAGACGAGAGCCAATTCTTCCGACTGCGCTTAATCTTAGGTTAGAGAAGCGCGACGGTGAAACGGTGCAGATTTGGGAGAAGGTTGAGAGCAGGAAGAAGGTTGGAATTGAACAGGTGACTGCGGTAGGGTTTGCTGCTACACTTGTAGACAAAGAGGTTTTCCAGCAGATTCCGCGACCTTGGTTCGACATTATCTGGACGAATGCCGGGAATGTGATTGGCGAGGATGTAGCGTTCTGCGTTAAGTGTCTGGAGCAGTCGATCCCGGTTCATGTGGATCACGAGTTATCGATGCACATTGGACACATCGGGGTGAAAGCGTTTGGATGGGACGACGTAAAACATGGCCCTGACCACCTACAGCGATCT